TAAGTCACCACCCATGATGGGCTGTGTGGCCGGTGCCATCTCTTTCATTTCCTCAATAACAACCTCACCAATACCTACGCCAAACACGGCTGCATTGATGAGACACTCTGCTACTGCTTTACGAACCTTACAGTCCTCAAAGTCTTCCGTAAGTTTATTACGCAGGAACAACACGTCCTGCTTCTGGGTATCACCCATGTTGTCACTTACGTCAAACCACTTGCCACGTCCAAAGGTGGCTTCTTCCATCTCAGCTACATTGGACTCTACTGCTTGCTGCAACGCAGGTGAGATGATTCTGGATCTTTCCGAAGCTCTGTCGGAGTCAGCAGGGTCCCAGATGCCCCGCCAAAGTCTGTAGTACTCGTCAAAACGTGCCTCGTAGTTTGACTCGTAGTGGTCACGCCAGTCTTCACACTTAGTAATTACCCAGTCTTCAATAGATTCTTCTATCAACAAAGGGTCCTGCTCAAATATTTCACTCATGTTTTACTCCACCGCATCTATAAAAGTTTTAGCTGTTTTTGCTTTTTGCACTAAAGGATTAAAATTTTCTAGTGCGGTTCCTGTTTTATAACCTCCTTTTGCATAAGCAAGAGCTTTTTCTTTAGAAGGCATTTGTAAAAAATTACCAGAAGTTATGGCGTTGTCCATAGCTTTTTGACTGTTTTTAAACTGAACTAATTTTTTACCGTCAAATTGGATAGTAGGAAAAACAATCCAGTTTCCTTTTTCATCTACCTCTGCTGCCATGCGGTGAGTAGACACAGAGCCGTCTTTGTTTTTAATGTACGGGTACTTATCAGGATTATTGATTCTATCTACAAACTCTGGTTGTTTCTTTTTAGGCATGTTAGTATCCTGCTACTACGTCTAAAATTTCATGGTTGTCTATTTCGTAGTCATAGTCGTACGCTACGTTTGCCAGTTGATCTATGTAAGCTAAAGCGTCAACCAAGTCGTCGTGAGTTAGTGGGTCCGGGAACTGAAATAGCTGATCCAAGAACCTAGAGTTCCACTCGCCTCTGTTGAGTGTTACAAAGCCATTCTCAAACCTGCCCTGTAACGCCCACATCACCCTGTCAGTCTTCTTCTTGTTACCGTGGGTCAACTCTTCAACCCTGAAGAACGTCCCGTAGCGCCTCTGTAAGTCCGTTAGAGGAGACATTACTGCTTGCTTTGCTATGCCTCTTTCGATACCAACGCTAACGGGCCTGTAGTCTCTAACAGCCTGAAATATTTTGGCTGCTGTCTCGTCAAGGCTCCATCTCCCGTAAATAATATTGTCAACGTACCAACCATTAGGATTAACCTTGACCACGGCAATTGCTGTTTCGTCCAGTTTAGCATTTTTAGTACGCTTCTTGTTGACTTCTTCAAAACCCGCTAAGTCAACAGCTATGTAGTAGTCTCCTTCGTCAATACCTTCGTCGTCAAACTTTACCCAGTCCTCTTTAAACATTTCTGACCCACGAGCTTCAAATGACGCCATAAACTCCTGACGAAACGCATAGCTTGACATAGACTTCTTAGCAATGTCGATTTCTTCCGGGTCAAGCAACGGGTTGTCATAAGAAGTAAAGTGCCATGCTTTGTAAGTCTCGTCGTCACCTAAGTCTGCGTACTTGTACAACTCGTAGAAGTGGTTGCGACCCATAGGCGTACCTATGAACATAGCGCAGCCCTTTTGGTCAGCTAGTGCAGGTCTAAGGATCTGCTCAAATACGTCAGGCTTCATGTCTGCGTACTCGTCCAACACTAGGAACTTCAGTGACACACCACGCATAGTCTCTGGTCTGTCGGCACCCTTGAGGCTGATGGTGGCACCGTTGACCAGCTTGATCTGCAGGTTGTTAATGTGACTGCCTGAGATTACAGGGTGGCCTAGTTCCAACAGAGTCTGCCACATGATGTCTCTGGCCTGACCCTGTGTTGGAGCTACGTAGAACACCTGTCCACGTTCAGTCTGCAAAGCATTAACAATTAGCAGCCAAGCAGCAAGCCTTGACTTACCTGTACGTCTACCTGCTGCTACTATCTTAAATCTAGCATCGTCAGCCCACACTTCCTGCTGCCAAGGCAGTAACTGGATGTCAAGATCCATTAAAGTTGTTAAACACTGTTGGTGCTGGGAGTAGATCAAAAGTCACTACTACTTCGACATTACCTGAGCCACTTGTGGACGCTTTGATGATGTCACCGGGCTGTAGTACAAACACTGCTTGACCGTCGATCATTAAGTTTTCTTTGGAACTTATGTTAGTACCGTTGTAGATATAGACATCAGGAGTTGGACTAGGTTTGTCCACGAATAAAGTAATGGAGTTAGTAGAGTTGTGCAAGTTAGCAACAAAGACTAAGTTCCAGTGAGCTACGTGACCATCAGGGACAGTAACAATGGTTTGTGTACTGGTGTCAGTCAGATTTTTATTCTTGGTGTAAAGCATTAGTAGAGCCACATAACTGGGGTTGTGCCTCGTGTGTCCACATGGACAAAGGTCTTAGCAATGCCTATGCCCGTGAAGCCAAGAGCAAGTGCCTTTTGAACAATGATGAAGCGATGACCGCCGAAGCTGACTTGGATGTCTGCAGCAATGCCCTGAGCATGGGTCCCCGGAACTTCCTTGTTAGCCTCTATAGGATGTTCAATGGGGTGTCTATAACCGCTTGTTATGACAAACGGGAACCCACACTCACCACGTAAACGATCAAGCTTCTGTAGGAACTCTGGTTCCATTTTGTTGTCACCAGTGACTCTGCAGTTGAACTCTTCCAGTGTAAAAAACTCAAGACTCATCAACTACTTCTCCTTCGATTACGTCACTGTTGTCACTGTCGTTTACGTCTACAGCACCAACACCTGTTATGTTGATCTGTATGGCGTTTCTACCACCGTCCTTCACTACTTCCTTCTCAAATGCACCTACTGGTAACATACGGTCCATAATTAGCTTCCAAGCAGAAGCCTGATTCTTATGGTCGTTGTCAAGTGCAGCATCAAAAATAGTCTCAAGGACTTTCTTTGACTTCGGTGAAGCCAGCATACGAGCTTTGTACTCGTTGATTATAGCAGCGTCACCCTTTGGTCTGCCTACTTTACCCTTGTTACCGGGTTTTACAGCAGCTACTTCTGACTTCCGGGGTCTGCCACGACCTCTCTTTTTAATTTCAGTGGTCATAACACAAATTGTCCCTAATTACAACTATAGTATAACATAAGTATTCACATAAGTCAAGCTATTTTTACCTTTGGGCGGCACGAGTAACAACTACGTGTTGAATCAAGTAGTTACAGTCGTTAAAACACGGTGTAATATTCCTAATTTTCACCTATTTTGTGCTTGAGTGGCAACTACAATAATAAACACAAGACAAACCCGGCCCCCGGTCCGACATTTGTCCAACAATTGGCATGATTCTTGCGTAGCAACAAGTGTGCCAACATTAGGATTGGCACGAGTCTTGCTTGTGTTGCAACATCTGTGCCAGGTCCAGAGTTGGCATGAGTCTTGCATGGGTTGCAACATATGTGCCATGTCTAAAGTTGGCACGAGTCTTGCATGGGTAGCAACTTCTGTGCCACTTTAGTTGTTGGCATGGTTGTTGCATGTGAAAAACTGGGGTTGACAAGTGTGTGAGCTTATGTTGGACCCTCAGAGCGCCTAGCACGACACGAGACACAGCACAAGCAAAATAAAAGTAAATAAAAGTAAAACAATGCTTGACAAGGTGAAACCCTATGCTATTATAAGTACATCAACTAACAACACGAGGCGAAACAAGATGACAAACTACCAAGCAATGGCACAACGTATCAACCAAGCCAACACAGTGGAAGCATTGGTTAAAGTAGAAGCAAGCCTTGATCGTATCTTTGACAATGGCTTTTTCACAATCAGCGAATATTCAAAATTAGATTCAAAAATAGTTGACAAACAGATTGCATTAGAGTTTAATAGCTAACAACACAAACCCAACACAAGGAAACCACAAGATGAAATTAAGACAAGTAAGAAGCAACGTAACAGAGCTAACCATAGGCGACACAATAATTATGTTTAGCTATCAGACGCCAGTAGCAGGTTATGATGAGGAAGGCGCATTTAGGACAGACAGAAAGTACTCTGTAACCACATCACGCCAGATCAATCAATACCTAGGCGGTAAAGAGGTTGGGCGTACAGTGCCACAGGACTATATAAACTGGCTTGTCGAGGTGACAGCATGACAAAGGCCAAACTCTACAAAACAGTAGCACTTGACGCATTGTTGTCTTTCATAGGCTCCTGTGCTATCTTCGGAACCATCATCCTAGTCGAGGTATTCATCATATGAAACTACAGCTATACACAATCTGGTCTAGTGTACCTAAAGCCGACTGGTTGCCTAGCGATGGCCTCAGTTGGGTCAATAGAGGCACCTACCGCGCACCTAGCGCCTACTCTGCCATCGAACAGGCAGCAGCAGATGGCTACCATGTCAAAACAGGCGACAAGATCACACCAAGAGATTCAAAAGAAATAATTATAAAACTGGAGGCGTTACAATGAACAAACACAGACTGACAAGGGTTGAGGTCCTTGATCTATTCATGCTACTGCTTGAGTTCCGGGAGACTGAACCGGGACTATCCAAAGACGACGTTAGGTCCCTAGTCGCTGCGCTGGACGTCCTAAACACAGCACAACGTGAGCGAATGCTGGCAGAGGAGGACCGCATAGGGTGAAAATCAGAGTAGAAGGTAGGCAGTTTACAGAGGCACAGCACCGGGAGGCCGTAGCATTTCTACAGAAGATCTTGCTAGACCTAGGCCGCCATGCTGTGGTAACATTGGGGAACGCTAGTGTGCTGCTGGATGACCACAGACAACTGGCACAGTTGATAAACGAAAGGAGAAAGTAGCAGTGAACCTATTTTATACCCATGAGGACCCACATATTGCAGCACAAATGCAGTGCGACAAGCACGTAGTCAAGATGATACTCGAGACTGCCCAAATGCTCAGTACTGCCCACAGGCTCGCAGAGACGCCACAGGCACCCTTTGTCTACAAGATGACCCATCAGAACCACCCAAGCACAAAGTGGCTCAGATCGTCTCAGGCTGCCTACAAATGGGGTTTAGAGCATCTACAAGCGTTGTTTGCTGAGTATGACCACAGATACAACAGGATTCACAAGACACAACGTGAGAAACTTCAGTACCTCAAAGTCGTGCCAACAGCGCTGCCTGATTTACCCTTTCAGCCGCCACCGCAGTGCATCTATGACGAATGCAAGACAGACGACACAGTGCAGGCTTACCGTAATTATTACAAAGTTAGAAGGAGTGAGATCGACATGAGATGGACAAATAGGGAGATACCAGCATGGTTAGCATAGACACAGAAGCATTCGACATAGTACTGGAGGTTTACTACTGGTCACACAAACGAATTGACGGTGTGATGACAAAGGACAAAAAGGAAGTGTTAGCCTGTGTCCCTATGTTTAGAGACTGGGAAGACGAAGACTCGCAATTGTCTAATGTTTTGTCTCTGAGGCACGAACTGATTAACCTGTACAAGAATCACCCGGACGGAGACGTATGCGTGTCTCTGACGATAAGAGAGGAGTTTGTAAATCAATGAACATATTCAAAAGGCTTTACAGAGCCGTACACAGCATCTTTGTAGACATTGCAGAAGGTAATGTAACCGAAGACGACTTTGATCTCATCTTCTGGACTGCCATGGTGGTCTGGTGTATCTTCATCGTCGTCATGTTTTCAACCTTTGACCCACCATCCCAACCAATAGGAGTAATGTAGTATGAAAGTAGATTTATTAGACATCATGGGGTCAGACCTAACTGTCGTCAATGCTGCCAGAGTGTCATTCGCTGCTGAGTCAGACGAGTTCGGCAGTAGAGACAAGAAGCTGATCAAGTACCTAGCAAAGCACAACCATTGGACACCGTTTGGACACGTACAGGTTCAATTCAGGGTCAAAGCACCTGTGTTTGTCGCTAGGCAACTGGTGAAGCATCAAGTGGGTCTAGTGTGGAATGAAATCTCAAGACGGTACGTAGACATCATCCCGGAGTTTCATCAGCCTGACTCATGGCGAAAGAAAGCTGACAACAAGAAACAAGGGTCATCTGAGGAGTCATTTGAAGGCCGTGAGGCACAGCGTTGGGACACCCTTTACTCTGACCTTGTGGAGAACTCAAAGGCCCTCTACGGCAACATGATCGCTGCTGGAGTGGCACCAGAGCAGGCACGTATGGTTTTACCACAGTCGATGATGACTGAGTGGTACTGGACGGGTTCACTGGCAGCCTTTGCACGAGTGGTTCAACAA